CTCTGGATACCTGGGTGTCTCCGGCGGTATTTACTCTTGTGGTCTGGGTCTGACCTGCGTTGTTTACGTCGGCTACGGCTTGCTGTGCGGTCAACGTAAAATCGTTCTTTATCTTCTCCGTGTCCTGGGCTGATTTCTTAGCCGCCGCTGCTTCTGCTTTTGCTGCTTCAAGCGTTTTGATTGCATCCTGAGCCAGTTCCTCAAACATTCCTTCCAGTACCGTTGATTCATTTTCACTGGGTATTCCATCACCGCTTACACTTTTATATACATAGAGATTAAAAGAAAATGAGGATACTACATCCTCACCACTCACAAACTCTATCATACATATAGCACTTCCAAACTCCGCAAGTGTCTGATTAGTTAAAGGTACGAATACAGCTTTATCCACAATCCGACAGTCATTATACACAACCTTTTTTGACGGCTTAACCACCCATACGCGTGCTGATACACCTTCTGGTATTTCCCAGTCAATTACTGTACACTCTATTTCCCTTCCAGTATCTCCCTGCATTGCGTAAACGATAGGAGTGATCCGCTTATGCAAGACACTAATCTCAATCTTTTTTACTGCTTTCATGCATTACCTCCCAAAATATATGCGTCCACGTCAAGTGCCTATAGCAATCCATACCAATGTTGTTTCTGTCGTATTCGTTCTCGTGACGTATGCGTCAAATCCAGATTTTGTATTATTAGAGGCGCCAACGCCCAGGACATTTGTGCCTGGGACGGACGTAACCGGAGTGACTGTGACATATGGCTGGCTTTTAAATGGTTTCGGAAAATCCACATGCGCCATTGTGGGTTTGTTGGCTACCGGAACAATACTCACCCTGCCCCCTTGGATCGTAAAACCTCCCAGCTCATCTTTTATCAGTCCCTTTATCACAGACCACTTTATTTTTTCTGAGTCCTTACTCAGAGTCCTTATATAATCATCATCTGCTAACACAGTTGCTTCTTCGAGTTCCATTTCAGGTGTCATTAGTATATTTGCTTCCACATCAATCACCTCCCAGTTTGTTTTTCTGGATATATTCCCGGATCGCGTTAATATGATCCGATAAAGTTTGGTCTACAGCGTAAAAGCTTTTCTTATTGTTATCACTGATGGGTTCTCCAGTGTCTTTATCTACCTCGCTGTAAGTGTAGGATATCCTGTCACTCCCCTCAATGTTCATGACCATAAAACTACTAAGTCGTTTCATAAAACAAGCCCTCCTGTTCTTCGATTATTTGTGCAACTTCCGCAACGTATTCTTTCTCATAAACACCCAAGATTGCTTCTACATTTTCTTCTTCAAAGTCAGCATTCTCCAGACGCATGCATTCAAAATCTTTTTGTTTCGCCTTGATCTCCCAGGCAAATTTTAGGTTTTCTGTACCACGGACAATAAAATAGGAAGGACACTTCTCTCCTACCCAAATATCTCCCGGTCCTTCTTTTTGCAGAAACACCTGGTACTCAATGCCTGTTGCTACGGTCTCTGCAAACACATCGTCCAGAGAAACGCAGCACTCTCCATTTTCATCTGTTACTCCCTCGCCCAAATCTCCAAACATCGGGGTTGCCATCTCATAGCAATATTGTAGCCTCCGGGAATAATTTTCTGTTTTCACGATCCTGCTTTTTGTTCCTGACGCTGTAAAGGTCCCGCTGACTTTTAATGGGCCTTTTACATCCAGACGCGGTTTGATCTCAACGTGTCCTGTGTCATAACTGCTTCCGGTTGAGTATAATCCAATCTGGGCATACTTTGCCGAACTCGATCCTGGTTCCGGATAAGCCGAAAGTTTCATGTATGTAGGATATATATTTATAACCGTTTTTGTATCTGCGCATTTTATATCCATTCTTTCTGATGGTCCTTCTATATATCCCTTATTTGATGTATCTGCATGTATCTGGACCGCGGAACTTTCGTATCCTTGTGGATACACCCTTAATCTCGAACCACTCGACGAAGAAATTCCTGCTGGATATCCTACATCCGCAACTGTCTGTATGCTCTGCCCTGTGTCTGCGCTTACCATCTTACTGCAGGCCAGTACGTTATTGTCCAAGTCGAAATAAACCCTACCATTTTTCGATGCAATTTTACCGATCCGCATGTACGTTCCATTAATGTACAGCTGGCCGCCGGACATATAAATCCCCTGCAATGCCCCATTTTTTGTGAGCAGGCTAAAGATATCCTCGTGCGTCAGTGCATCCACATCTACCACAACTGCAATGCTCTGCATATCCAGCATCTGTGTTGTGCCGCCTGCGGCGTATAAAGTACAACGCAGAGCTACAACATCCCTTGGTATCCCAATGGCTTTTCCACTTGCGGTAGCTATTATCCCTCCTGCAGACGTTGCAAGGGCAGAATACAGGCTGTGAGTGATACTGGGTTCATTTGCACTGGATGTATATACAGTTGTCCATGTTGCTCCATCCAACGATTCTTCGATCTTGAACCGTCCCGCATATTCCGTTCTGGCTGTGCCGGTTCCATCCCGGTAATAGGCGCTCAGAGTAATGTAGTTCGGTGCCATTGAATTATCCTGGCTGCGTTTTACTACCAAGGTGGATGCCTCCATAAAATATGTGCGGCCGGGCGCACCATTTTCTCCCGGGATCCCTTGTGCTCCCGGTTCTCCATTCTTCTGTTTTGCTATATTGAACCGTTTCGTGACGGTAAACAACCCCAGATACGCCGCTGTGATATCCACCCATCCGGTGTCTGCCGTTAGGGCTGTCACCGTATATATCTTTGTAGGGTTATCCCAGGATCCTGTTACTCCTGCGGATCTCTGTATTGTGTATTGGCATGATGCAGTTACATCAATCTGCCCGTATAATACCTGGACAGTTGTTTGGACAATTGGGAAAGTGGCATAGTTTCCCTGATAGTCCGTGGGGATGCCCTGATATTCGTTTCCGAGTATCATCGTTATGTTTCGCACAGTCTCAAGCTTTTTATTGACATATTCCTCTATATTATCATCATCTACGAGAAAAGCTTCGGAAGAAAGCCTAAACTCTCCAGTATCCAGGTTCCAGAAATTACGGCCAGTCTTGTCCGACAGGAGACCGGCAATGATCGCATCTGCTACAATTCCTTTTGCTGTTATTGCAGTTCTCCAGTTCCAGTCCCTTCCGTCTGCGGTTCGCTCCGTAGCGATCTGTAAGCCCTGGCTGCCGAATATCATACAGCCGTATAATTCCGATTCTTGGTCCAGGTCGGATATTTCAAAGGCTCTTCCATTTACTTTCTTGGCAACCGTACTCTGCAGCCGCAATTGTGTATATATACCATCCAATATTCCCTGTACTTTTTCTGCCATTAAGGAACCATCCGGGCGGATAATCTTATCCACTCGGTCAAGCGTTGACGAAATGTCATTAAAATAATTGTATGTAAATTCGCCAATATCTACCGAAGAGGTTATCTCTCTTATGCAATCATATTCCAGTTCAATTACTCTAGCATCAGTTACAATCCCCAGTCTTGAATGTTCAAGATGCACTGTATCTCCAAGTGAAACATGTTCAAGTTCTTCATACTCCTTATATGCCTCTGTATTTTGTAGCAGAAGAATCTTGACTGAGATATTGACCTTTGGTTTATCAACGCCTTTTATTGAAAATTCTTCATTGCATCGGCGAACCAACTCAGCCTGAAGTTCTTCCATAGTATCGACTATGGTTACTCCATTCTCTTCGTCATTTTCATTCGCATCGGCACGAAGTTTTATATCCTCATATTTTATTACTTTTGTGTGGACCACAGGATAATTTGAAATAATAGGTGAATCCACCCAGGGCGCTTCACCTGGCAGCATATATCCGTTAAATGATTTGGGCACAATTCTTGTAATTACGTCCATATCTACTTCTTCGGAAATACCATCCTTTATAATATTTTTCCCATATAAAATATTGACTCCGTAATCGCCGCCCACACGATTATTGATTATTACCGTGTAATTGTCGAAAAGGATTTCTCCTCCCCACCGGTTAATAAAGGAATTAGCATCATCTCCATTAATCGCCTCTATCAGATTTTGCGTTTCATAATATGATGTGCACGCTTTTGTTATATCGGATTTCCCTGAATATTTAGGGTTCTGGGCGCACATTATGTCAAGGGCATCCTGCCCGTTTTTTCCCGTAGGCCTGACATCTTTCAAAAAGCAGTCATTTCTAGCATCCATGAATATCGGTTCTGCTGTGACACTTATATGCGTATCGGTCTTTATTTTATTGGAAATTCTGAATAACTGCTCGCCATTAAAACTAGGCGCCTTTATTACAGCATAATCTACAATGCTTTCCCACCGCCCATCTGTATCAAGCGGATGTTCCATTTCTAGTATCCATTGGCCGTTGAGGGTTGCCTGTACAGTACATTTGGTCGGAAATAGTACCATATCACCGTTTTGGGAAAACTTTATATTTTCTGGTTCATATATTTGTATCATGCTTTATACCCCCAGTGCGGTATTGTACTTACTGTAAATCCAGACGAAATTGAAATATTATTTTCACCATGCGGCAGCCACAAATCATCATACTTACCAGTTACAGAAGTATTCTTTAGCTCGCCATTATCTCTGTAAGCCATCATTTTTCTTGTGTCAATAATTAGACTTTCTCCAATATTGGCCTTCATAAGCTTTGTATTAACTGTCAGTATGCATGGGCCTTCGCCACTTATTCTATATATTGGTCTGCACAGATCGTATGGATTGTATATTGTACTGTTTGAAGTCTCAATATCACCTGACTCGTGAAATTCGTATGGATAACAAATAAATGTGGCTGTAAACCGCCCATATCTCATGATTTCTCTT